CTACGATAACCGCGCATTCAACATGGCTACCTGTTCGTCGTTCATGTCATCAATCCACATACCGTAAATTTCATACACCATCTGCGCAGTTTCATGCCCCATCTGGCTGGCTATAAACGCCGGGTTCGCTCCTGCCGTCAACAGCCAGCAGGCAAAAGTATGCCGCGTATGGTACGGATTACGGCGGCGAATACCAGCACGTTTTACTGCTGCATTCCATCTCGCACCCAAACTGCTTACCGAGTAATAAGGTTTCTGTTTTCCGTTACACACTCTGGGCATGAAAACAAAATGCAGTTTTTGCTTTTCGGTTCTGCCGTACTCCCGATGATAAAAAGTGATTTCGCTTTTGCGATGATGCCCGGTCAGTTTGTATTGCTCCTTCAGTGCTTCAAGAGCAGGCTGCAGTAGTGTTACTGTCCGGATCCCGGCATTTGTTTTTGGGGGACCGAACATATCAAGTATCGTCAGGTTTCTTCTGACATTCACTATTCCCTTTTCGAGATCCACATCCTCCCACGCCAGAGCTGCCAGTTCCCCGTGACGAAGTCCTGAGTAAACGGCAAATTTCCACAAGTTCTGGCTCTGTCCTTTTTCACTTTCCATTAATGCATTGAATTCTGTTTTAGATAACGGATCAGGCTTTATTCTGTTTCGCTGTAATTTTTTTACTCCTTCAAATGGTTTGGTTGATATAAATCCCGACTGATACGCAAAACGCAACAGCGAACAGAGCAGGGCGATATAGTTATCAACTGTGCGCACGGTTCTTCCTTTTTTGTTGGATCTTGGATTATCCAGGTAAAGCGTTTCTCCATGCAGCAGTTCATTCCGGTAGTTTAAGATATCGCTATAACGAATATGTGATATCGGGGTACTTTCACAAATTATTATTCTGAGTGTTTTTAATTGTGATTTCGTTTTCTTCATTGTGTTTGTTGTTAACTCTGTCTCTTTAATTTTTGTCCAGATATCACAAAGTTCTCCGAACGTTTTTATGACTCTCGTTGTCACCATTTTTGCCCCAGTGCTGGACTGGGGAAAACGTCTTAAATACTCAAATTCACCAGAGTTTATTTCATGAACTATCAGCGCTCTTAAATTTCCGGCCTTTTTAATATTACTGTTTGTAATCTCCCAGCCTTTTAATGTTTCCCGACATCGTTTTCCTCGAAACATGAACCAGATGCGAATGTATCTACCTCTAATCTCGACACCTGTTGGTAATTTAGACATATCATGAGTCTTTGATAAACTGATTTATCTTTGGATAGTTGTACCAGATAATCCCTCGTTTGCTGTCTGGCTTACCTAAAGGAGATACTCGTTTGAAGTGGAAGCCCTCCACCCAACAGTTCTGGCGGTATGCTTCAATTTGTCTGGCCCCCAGACCAGTGCGAAGCATTAGGCCGTATTCAACCATCCACTCTTCATTAAAGATTACTTGTGCCATCGCATCACCTCTGGCAGGCGCCAATGTTAGACTGAAATTGACGCCCGATGTTGATTATTAATAATCAGCTATGAAGTTTTAATTTGAATACAGTGCAATTCACGAGGACTGAAGTTTCTCGCAATTAAAATTTATCAGTTTTACTTTCTGCTCTCTGGAAACGCCTGCTTCTTTTTTACCTGAGAGCATTTTTTCGCATTCTGATTTCGTTAGTTTAGATTTTGAATATCTTGTCCAGTTAGTAGGAGTGCCACCTTCCTTTTCAATAGTGGCGGTAATTTTATACATGAACACCTCCATTATTATTTCCAGTGGTTCGTTTATTCCATCTTTCGAGTGCTTCTTTTTCACTTCCACCATAACCGGTTCGGGATTCGCATCCGTTACACTTCGCTCGGTAATATCCTGAGATGGCTTTCACCGTTACTGATGAACAACCACAAAATGGACATGGTTTGACTTTTTCATACCGCATTGTATTTTCTCTCATAAAATAAAGTTTTGTTATGGCGGTGAGGCTACGCCGCCATAGTAAATATCAGGAGCCGATATATTCTGGTTTCATATCTGTCAGTGTCGTTTTATACGCCTCATATAATTCTCCCAGATGTGGTCGTGCAGCATTCAACGCATTTTCCAGAGCAGTAAATTTTTGTTCTGCTTCCGGATCACCTGATGAAGTCAGCTCATTTATCATCTTCTCAATACGGGCAATAGCATTGAGACGGTGATGACGCTGAACCACTTTTCCTTTAAGTTCCGTATAGAGAACGCCAAGTGTATTTTTATGCTCTTCCACTTCCTGCCGAAGTGCTGTTGTTTCTCCGGTGCTTTGTGCCTGCTCAATACGTTCACGGAAAGCACTGATCCAGTTTTCCCCTGCATCCTGCTCAATAATTGTTGTTTCACGTTCCGCACGGCAGGCGGATGTGTTTTTATGTTCCTGAACCGGATTAATGATTTTTTCCTGTGGTTCGTCCAGTTCGTCCCGGGTGTACACTCCAAGAATCACTTCAGGGCAATAAAGGCGCGCCCAGCGTTTCAGTGCCAGATAGGCAAGCTGCTGACGAGGATCATCGGCCCATAACGTTGAGTTACGTGTTCTGGCCTGCGCCAGAAGTAACTCCAGTACGCGTGGTTTGCTCTCTCCGCGTAGTGTTGCCTGGACGCGAACTCCGATCCCGTTTTCATCGGCCAGCTTCCAGCCAGGTACACGATATTCTTTCCCTTTGTCGTTCTTCCTGATTTCAAATTTCCCGATAATTTTTTCCCACGGCCCGAACCAGTCATATTCAATACGCCCGGTTAGCGGCCCACGAGTACTGATTACGGCATTAACCAGTTGCGCTTCATATCCGAGCACACCATTCACAACGAAAGTTTTCTGAGCTACTGCGTAAGGGTTCATTTGCCACTGCATCGCCTGCATGGTGATGGCCATGCAGTCTGATGGATTTCCTCGGAGGTGTTCCGGTACAGTAGCCATGCCGGAAGCCATTACCTGAGAAAACGTCTGAATTGCAGCCAGAGACTGAGGGCTGAAAACCGCAACATTAGAGTTAATATTTTCTTGTTGAGTTAATTCGTTCATTGTGTCCTTCCTCAGATGCTCAGTGCTTCAAGACGACGAAGATCAAAGTCGTTTAATTCGTCGGTATAACTTTCGGTAATCGGTGCTGGCCAGTTGTTTGTCTCCAGCGCTTCGTTTATCTGTCGTAGCGTCCGGCGATATTCCTGTCGACCAAGTTCCAGGAGTTCCTGCGAGGCTTCCACGACAGCCACCCAGTGATAGCCAGCATCTTTGTTGACGAAGATCCAGAAAAATTTGTCCAGGTTTGCCACATCGCAGTACATTGCGGCGCTCAGGTGATAATCACGTTCAATAATTTCACGGTGTAAGCGATCTTTTAGTCGTTCTTGCCGCACATAACCGAGGCTTACTGATTTCACGTCGGCGCAGATGCTTTCGTATGGCAGTCGGATTTCGATATCAGGGCGGACTCTGATTTCCAGCCCGGTTTCTTCATCAAACCCGAAATAGCTGATTTCAGATTTGCGATCCGGGTGGTTGAGTAGTCTTGCCGCGTCAGTATTGTTTTGCAGTGCCGCGTGAATATTTTTTGCCTGTTCATACATATCTGGACTGATAAACGTTTTTCCTGCATTTTCTTCTTGCTGGCGTTTTTGCCAGTCCTCCAGTGTTACCAGTTCCGGGCGAATTTTCCGGGCGATTTCGGTTAATTGCTCTTTTGTGCCACTGATGTTGTAAGGCAACGATTTAGCACGTTCTTTTTTTGCCAGTTCTGGATCTACAGTTTCAATTTGCTCCAGAAGCTGCTCCCGTGTTCCACTGGTTTTCAGCAGAGGAGGGAGGCTTGCGTTGTATTCTTTAATACAGGCTTTCATTGCTGATGCTGTGTGTTTTTCCCCCTCAGGAATACGCCGAAATTCCTCCGGAAGCGAACCGTAAAGGATGCCTGTTTCTTCGGCCCCAGCGCTTACCGACAGTGGCTGTATAAGAGTGCTGTTGTAGCTTTCGATCCACTCTTTCATCTGCTCTGGTGTCATCAGTGATGGCAGACTGGCATTGTGTTTTTTAATGATGGTGATCAGTTCGTTAGAAGTAGTAACCACATATTCAGGAACCGGTACCGGAATGGCATATTCATCAGCGAATTTATCCGTTTCCAGAACATAGCTGTGAATGATCCGCCCACGCAGCAATGCATCACTTTCCTCGTTCGGAATAGTTCCGGCAATGTGCCGCCCGTGGTAATACATCAGACTGATGCGGGCATCCTTCAGCATTGTGCTGCTTATTCCGTTGGCGGAGTGATAAACCTCGTTCGGGAGGTTTTCATAGCGGCCAGGCTCGAAATATGACGGCCACATGATTTCAGTTGCTACATGAGCTGACGCTTCACCAGTTTCATCACTGCAATCGTGATGCGGATGGTTGCTAGCGTTCTCCTTGTGCGGATGTTCAGCGCCTTCCATTTCCTCCGGATCATTTTCCTTAGCTTCAACCTGATTCTCTTCATCGAATGTTTCCTGGTATGTTGCGTCGCCCATCACCGCACCACAGTCAGGGCAGTTATCCCCGCCAGTCTGACCGCAGGCATTGCAGACTATTTCCGGTTTCTGTTGCACTACTGGCTCAGGTTGTTTCACATCCGGGCTGGTTTTTACAGTTTCTGGCGTGTTTTGTTTCGTTTCTGGCTGGTTCTGGTACACAGAGTCGCGAGTCTGGATCCCCTTTACCCATTTCGGATCGTTCGGGTCGCTAATTCCGTCAACAAATTCACCACGTGATGCAGCAAGCAATTTATCGGCATCGACAGGATTTTTTGATGGAATGTTTTTCCGGGCTTCATGGAGTTCTGCCCGCAGTTCCTGATATTTCGCATCAACAGAATTTACCTGTGACTGAGCATCCAGCGGCTGCGTGTCCTGATGATGTTCAGTTGCGTCCGGTTCCATTGTTTCAGCCTCTCCCTGTTCAACTGCCGTTGTTCCAGATGGTTGCGGTTTTTCTTCATCATCCTGTTTTCCTTCTTCTGTTACTCGCTGCGGCATCGGGGCAGAGGAGCGACCGCAGGCAATATCCACGATTTCCGGATCAGGGTTGGCATGATCGGTTTCAGTCAGTACTTTGTTCAGATATTCAGTGACGTGCGCGGGGATGACCTCGATCCCAATTGGTGCTTCTTTTACGGACGCAACCACGATGGCGCGGGAATAATCCAGCCCGCCAGGCATGGTGATGAATTTGTCGCGGAAAACAGAAAAGGGCGGTTTATTTTCAGCGATAATTTCCTCAATGCGTTTAGCGTGTGCCGGATGAAGGTTATAGATGTCCAGATCCATTGAACGGGCCAGTACGCCAGTGGCTACGTCGCGCGCCAGTGACGTCAGATCGTGTACGAAACCTTCGCCGCGATCGGTGAGGTTTCCGCCGCCAGCATTAGCACCGGAAGCCGTGCGAGTGATGTGTGAAACACGATTACCCTTCATCCACTCTTTTGTCAGCAGTCCTCGATCGGTGTAGTCAGCGTTCAGGTATGCTTCGAAAAAAGCAGTTATCAGTCCCAGGTTTGAATTACCAGGATTAGGGAAAACTTTGTCAGTGTCACGAACCAGTTTGTGGAGTTCGCGAATTTCCAGCGGGTCGAGCAGGCTGGTTTTGTGGGAAACAGCCAGGGCAGTAACAGCCGGTAGTTCTTCAGCCCGAGCAATGTGTAATGCCTGGAGTCCGTCGCGTGAAACGTGCGTTACCGGTTTTTCGCTGCCGTGTTGAGCAAGCCAACGAATGGGCAGTTCCTGGCCAGAAATTGGGAGTAGCATATTCTCCTCAATCTCAGTCATGTCTTCGCCGTTGACGTTGGTATTGCCTTGATAGTGAGCGTTGTCTGGTGCTGCTCCCGGTTTTAGTTCCCATGTCATGGAGTCTTTGCTGAGTTGATAGCGTTCACTCCAGGTAAAATCGATCTCACCTTCAGCGGGCAGGTCATTAACGACAGGAAAATTCGTGGCAACAGCTTTAAAATAGCTGCTCAGTTTTTTACCTGACTTAACGATCAGGTAGTCCAGAGTGGCACAGGTCGATTCAAAATCGTTGCTTGCCCACAGGACGACGTCAGGTTCACCGGATGATTTTTTCGCTTTCCGTAACAGGAAGAGTGGTTTTGTGCTCATTGTTTTTTAACCTCAACTCAGATTAAAATTCGTTTTGTTCAGTGAATGATCTTGCCGGATACACACTGTTCATAGCCTGCGCCATACGCAGGCTATTTCTTTCAGATTTCACCTTTTAATTTCATTGCAATTAGAGTTGCCAGAAATTCGGCTTTTTTTTCTGTGGGCAGATTCTTTCCGATATGCACCAGGCACATTTTTTTGACACCTTCATCAAGTGTTTTTACGTTGCCTGATGGACCATCGATATCAACCACAGTGAATGGGGTTTCTTTATTTTCTGTTTTAATTACGTAGCCAATGCGCTTTCCTTCCAGATTCACCTCGTGAACAATGTCATCGGTAGTTACAACAGTGGCTTCATAATTGGTAATCATGTTTTTCTCCTTAATTAAGGTTGAGCGAATACCTGCCATTTCTGGCATAAATTCAGTTTCGAATAGTCAATTAATTAAAGTTCATGTGCCATCTGGTCTTTTTCGGCACAAGCTTCACTGCAATATTTTCTCGGTTCGTCTTTTGATAAAATCCCGTGCATGAAGTGAAGCATTCTTTCAATAGCTTTGCTTTCTTCAACGTCTTTTTTGCAAAGGTGGTAAGCACATTTTATTTTCTTAGTCATCACCATGACTCCGCCTTTACAGGTAAACCATCACGACCGAGGAAGACTTTAATCATGCGGTCAGTAATGCATGTTTTTGTGGTCAGGTTACGAATATATAGTTTTCGCTTTTTAATATTGTTTGCCGAGGCAATATATGTCCGGCCTTCATGAAGAACATAATCGCCAGGAGTCACACACTGACGTGGTATTTCATCAGTTCCGAAGTGATGTGCAATCATAATTATCTCCATTTTTACAAATGAACTTTGTTGATGCGGTGCCTGGTGCCTCCAGGTGACTGCAACCAGTTAACAATTACAGTCGGCTTTCCCACCCAAACCAATAAGGACTAACATGACTTTTAACTGTGCCACGTGCGCTTAGCCGCATTCACCGCATCACAAAATTCACTTTAAAAAGGGCGGACATCAGCCGAACTTCAAGAAAAAAACTGATGCCGCCAGGACTACACACAGCAATGTCGTTATTTACAACCGGAGGCGCACTCCCACCATTTAAATTTAACAGACAAGACCGACTCTTTATGGATATCGGAAATGCGCCTTCGTGTTGTGCCCGGTTTTATTTCACCACCTCCGGGCTTCGGTGGTCTCGGCTATACCCCTACAGCGAGAGCTTGTGTTAACATTTCAATACCCTTACAGTTGAGAGTTATTGATATGTTGGATGTATTTACTCCATTGTTGAAACTTTTTGCTAACGAGCCACTCGAAAGACTTATGTATACGATTATCATTTTTGGTCTCACTCTCTGGCTGATACCGAAAGAGTTTACTGTCGCATTCAATGCTTATACTGAAATACCTTGGCTCTTTCAGATTATCGTTTTTGCCTTTTCTTTCGTGGTCGCCATTTCCTTCTCAAGATTGCGAGCACATATTCAAAAGCATTATTCATTACTACCAGAGCAACGAGTATTGCTTCGTTTATCTGAGAAAGAAATCGCTGTATTTAAAGATTTCCTTAAAACAGGAAATCTTATTATCACTTCTCCTTGCCGTAACCCGGTTATGAAAAAATTAGAACGGAAGGGCATCATTCAACATCAGAGTGATAGCGCAAACTGTTCTTATTATCTCGTCACCGAAAAATACTCCCATTTTATGAAGTTATTCTGGAACAGCAGGAGTAGACGTTTTAATCGTTAGCTTACTGTGTGCTTCTCCAACCATCGGCGCGCACCAGTTTCGGTTTTAAATGTTTTGCTTTTGGTATACGTCATGGCAGTGAACGTTCCATCCTGGTTGGGGAACACGCCGCACACCAGGGATTCGTTGTTGCCGAGGTCGATTTTTTGCATTTTGCGAATCTCACATCTTGTTGCTACGTATAGCGACTTCTGCCTGCCAGAGATCCCAGTCGTTGCTGCGTAAAGCCTGCACAGCCTGGTTGTAAGTGATACCGCAACAATCCATCAAATACTGAACTACTTCGTAATGCACCATCTTATCTCTCCCCTTAACGCCGGGTGGCGGAACTAACTGCTGCACTGCAAAATTTGAATCCCGCCGTCATGTTCATACGCCTCGGGCTGGCTACTTAACCCCTTACCACTGCCTGGTAACTCGAAGTATTGCCCGGCGTTCTGTGGGGCGGGGTGGGTGGTATGCTGGAACTATAGGTAATGCCTAATTGATTGTCAATAGGCTATGCCTAATGTTTTGAGCGTAACCTAATAGGTGATGGCGACAGCAGAAAGTGATGGGGGGGTTAAATAACGGAATCCAGGAGTTTTCCGTCAGACCATATAAGTTTAAGTTCCAGTTTTTGTGATGTTCTGGCTTTTCCGTTCAGATTCTAGAGCTTTCAGATACTTACCCACTTTCATTTCCATCGCTGCTATATAGGCGCGAACATCGTGGTCAACCCAATCTGGTTCTGTAGCATTTCCAGATAACAGGAAAGCTACAATCGCTCTTATTTCATCAGAGGCTGCTTGATAAAGGTTGTTTATATCTAAAAGTTCACTTTTTGTATCTGAATTGGTGGGGGTTGGTATGGGGTATTCGTTAAGCCCCCAATGCTCTGGACCAACAACATCAGAAAAGAAACGCCATAATTCTGGAAGTTTATCTTTACTTATAGAGCCTTTCTTAATCCAGTCATAAATTGATGGTGGTTGGACTTTGAAGTGGCGTGCGACCTCCGCCTTTGATTTGACGGATCCCGATGCGATTTTTTTGTTAATGGCCTGCTCTATCGCTCGGCCTAAGTCTTTACCACTAAGCATTGCTTAATATTCTCCTATGCGCATTACATTAGGCAATCCCTACCCTTACCGCATTAGGCACAGCCTATTGACAATTGCGTTAGGCGTCGCCTAATATTTCTGTGTGTTTTTGGAGTTCATTCGATGAAAAAAGAGAACTATTCATTCAAGCAAGCTTGTGCTGTTGTCGGTGGGCAATCAGCAATGGCTAGGCTTTTAGGTGTATCACCTCCAAGCGTAAATCAATGGATCAAAGGGGTACGTCAATTGCCTGCCGAGAGATGTCCAGCAATTGAACGTGCAACAAGAGGTGAGGTTCTGTGCGAAGAACTTCGTCCTGATATTGACTGGTCATATTTACGACGTTCGGCATGTTGTTCGCAGAATATGTCAGTGAAGCAACTAAATGACAGTAACAAATCCTCATTTGATCATACCTGAAACATCAAGAGGCAAATGATTCATGAAAATCAAGCATGAGCACATCGAATCAGTGTTGTTTGCCCTAGCAGCCGAAAAAGGGCAGGCATGGGTAGCCAATGCAATTACTGAAGAATATCTGCGCCAGGGGGGCGGCGAATTGCCCCTGGTTCCAGGCAAGGACTGGAACAATCAGCAGAATATCTATCACCGTTGGTTGAAAGGTGAAACGAAAACGCAAAGAGAAAAAATTCAGAAGCTGATCCCAGCAATTCTGGCAATCCTTCCGCGCGAGCTGCGTCACCGACTCTGCATCTTCGATACCCTGGAACGCCGTGCATTACTGGCGGCGCAGGAAGCGTTAAGTACGGCAATTGATGCGCATGATGATGCAGTCCAAGCCGTTTACCGGAAAGCGCATTTCAGCGGCGGCGGTTCTTCCGACGATTCTGTCATTGTTCATTAAGCAAAAGTTTCCATGCTGTTTGTGCTTATTCTAAGCCACCGGGCAGCATCATACGGGGCAATTATGGCCGCATTACCATACATGCAACTGTACATAGCTGATTACCTGGCTGACACCATGCATTTGTCAGCAGAGGAGCATGGTGCGTATTTGTTGCTGATGTTCAATTACTGGCAAACAGGAAAGCCAATACCTAAAAACAGGCTGGCAAAAATTGCCCGTCTGACTAACGAGCGATGGGCTGATGTTGAACCATCCTTGCAGGAGTTTTTTTGCGATAACGGCGAGGAATGGGTGCATCTTCGGATTGAGGAAGATCTGGCATCAGTCAGGGAAAAATTAACCAAAAAATCAGCCGCAGGAAAAGCATCTGTTCAGGCCAGAAGAAGCAGAAAGGAAGCAGATGTTCAAACAAAACAAGAGAGAAATTTAACAGGTGTTCAAACAGATGTTGAAGTGGTGTTTGAACATGATGTCAACACAAAGGCAACTAATAAAGATACAGATAAAGATCTAAAAACAGATCCCCCCCTAAATCCCCCCCGGGGGAATCGAGGTGTCAAAAAGTTTGACCCTCTGGATATTGCTTTGCCGAACTGGATTTCTGTCTCGCTTTGGCGTGAGTGGGTTGAATTTCGCCAGGCATTGCGAAAACCGATTCGAACGGAGCAGGGCGCTAACGGGGCGATACGGGAGCTGGAAAAATTCCGCCAGCAGGGTTTTTCACCTGAGCAGGTGATTCGACACAGCATCGCCAATGAATACCAGGGCTTGTTCGCGCCGAAAGGTGTTCGACCTGAGACGTTACTCCGACAGGTTAACACCGTCTCGTTACCGGATAGTGCGATCCCGCCAGGCTTCAGGGGGTAACTGACCATGAAAAATGTTGCGACAGGCGATGTTCTTGAACGTATCCGCAGACTGGCCCCGTCACATGTAACCGCGCCATTCAAGACGGTAGCGGAGTGGCGCGAGTGGCAACTTTCCGAAGGCCAGAAACGTTGTGAGGAGATCAACCGTCAGAATCGTCAGTTGCGGGTGGAAAAAATTCTGAATCGCTCTGGCATCCAGCCATTGCACCGCAAATGCTCGTTTTCGAATTACCAGGTGCAGAACGAAGGGCAGCGATACGCGTTGAGTCAGGCGAAATCCATCGCTGATGAACTGATGACCGGGTGTACAAATTTTGCGTTCAGCGGAAAACCTGGTACCGGAAAAAACCATCTGGCGGCGGCTATCGGGAATCGCCTGCTGAAAGATGGCCAGACAGTGATTGTGGTTACCGTGGCTGATGTCATGAGTGCCCTACACGCCAGCTATGACGACGGGCAATCAGGCGAAAAATTTTTGCGGGAACTGTGCCAAGTGGATCTGCTGGTTCTTGATGAAATTGGCATTCAGCGCGAGACAAAAAACGAGCAGGTGGTGCTGCACCAGATTGTTGATCGCCGGACAGCGTCGATGCGCAGCGTGGGGATGCTGACAAACCTGAATTATGAGGCCATGAAAACATTGCTCGGCGAGAGGATTATGGATCGCATGACCATGAACGGCGGGCGATGGGTGAATTTTAACTGGGAGAGCTGGCGTCCGAATGTCGTCCAGCTAGGAATTGCGAAGTAATTTTTACCGGGAGAAAAATTTAATGGAGACTGTTTTTGACGCACTGAAAGCAATGGGAAAAGCCACATCCATAGAACTTGCTGCGCGACTTGATATCAGCCGTGAAGAAGTGCTGAACGAACTATGGGAACTGAAAAAGGCTGGTTTCGTTGATAAAAGCGCGTACACCTGGCGTGTGGCTGATAACAACGCTCAGCAGGAACAGCCAGCGCCGGCAGAACTGCCGGAAGAAACTACCACGGCAACAGTCGCGAAAATTTCAGAGAGCGATTTAACTGCGACGATTGAACAACGTGGTCCACTAACTGCGGATGAACTGGCTACGTTGTTCGGTACCACATCCCGCAAAGTGGCTTCAACGCTGGCAATGGCAATCAGCAAAGCTCGTCTGATTCGCGTTAATCAGAACGGTAAATTTCGTTACTGCATGCCGGGCGGTAATTTACCAGCAGAGCCGAAAGCTGCATCGGTAGCGGAAACAGATGGTAAAGCCTTTCCTCAGCTAGCCGGTGTTGCGTTACCAGTACAGGAAGCTGCAACACAGGAAGATATTAAAACAGAAACTGTGGCGGACATTGTGCAGTCGTTGCCATCGTTTACTGAAACGCAAGCGGATAACCTGATTTTACCATCGCTGCATATGGCAAACCGTGAACTGCGTCGGGCGAAAAATCATGTCCAGAAGTGGGAGCGAGTCTGCGCCGCGCTGCGGGAGCTGAACAAGCACCGGGATATTGTTCGACAGATTACTGATTCTTCCCGCCGTGTTGTATCGGAAAAGTGATTGCCGGAGGCGCTTATGGCAAAAGTATTTACACAAGAAGAGCGGGAAAAAATTAAAGGGCAGGTTGTTGAACTAGTACGCCGGAGTGGGCGCGAGACGTTACGGCAACTGGAAGCCAAGACAGGTGCGACAAGATATCTGATGAGCGTTCTCGCCAGAGAGCTGGTTGCCAGTGGCGATGTATACAACTCTGGTTACGGGTTATTCCCGTCTGAACAGGCTCGTAAGGACTGGCAAAATGCCCGCAAAAAACTATCTAGGGCAAAGGTGAAGAAACCATCTGTGGTTGATCCGGACCTTATCTGGTCATTACCAGACGGAGAAATACGCCGCTACGACAGGCGTCTGAACATAATCTGTCGCGAGTGCCGTAAAAGCGAAGTTATGCAGCGCATATTGTCGTTTTATCAGGGAGATGTTCGGTATTTATTGAAGTGACGAGATTAAAGAGCATTAGCTCAGATATAAATTGCCATTTTCATGGCACGGACAGAGCAGAGCTAGCGTGATTGTCTGTTTTGTGCCAAAAGCGGTAGCCGCTAGGTAGAATCCGCCAAATCAAACAAGGTATGATACAAGAGTTGCTTACAGGTAAGACACGATTAATAAAAGGGGAAGAACATGGTTGATTATCAAGAAACCGAGCTTGATGAAGAGTTGGTTGCGCCAGGTGCGGAAGAGGAAGAGCCGGAACTGCTTGATGAGGTGATGCACCCGTTCAACCCGACTGATATTGATATCGTCGTTGAACCGAAGTCGTTGGATGCCTTGATTAAGCGAATTCAGCACAATGAGATCGACATGAATACCGATTTTCAGCGCCATGCGGAGTTATGGGATAACCGCAAGATGAGCCGATTAATCGAATCAATTTTGATTCGGTTCCCATTACCTGCTTTCTACTTCGATGCGTCCGATGAAAATAATTGGCTAATTGTGGATGGCTTGCAGCGGTTATCTACGATTCGCAAGTTTGTGTTAGATAAAAAGCTTCGTCTCAATGGACTGGAGTTCTTAACAGACCTTAATGGTAAAACCTTCGATAAATTACATCGTCAATATCAACGCCGTATTGAAGAATGTCCTGTTACTGTGTACATGATTAAGCCGGGTACGCCTGAGGACGTTAAGTATTCGGTGTTTCGCCGGATCAATACAGGTGGCTTAACTCTAAATAATCAAGAGATCCGTAATGCGCTCGCTAAGCCAAGAGACAGAGAATTGCTCGAAGAGTTAGCCAATTCAGCATGCTCGAAAGCCATGCTAGGTGACCTTTCCAAACGTATGAAGGATCAGGAACTGGTATTGCGATTCTGGGCGTTCTATCGCTTTGATTATTTAGACCCTAAAAACAAAAAAGAAATTTCTTCGTTTTTAGATAAAGCCATGGAAGATATCAAAAAAGGTGATGATGCCTACCGTGCAGAGTTTAAAGCTAAGTATTCAACTGCAATAGAGCGCTGTTACCAACTGTTAGGAGAAAAGGGTTTTGAAAAAAACCCTGCATCAAGAAGACGGTCAAAAAATGCAACACTATTTGAAGTCTGGATGGTTATGTTGGTGAAATTAACTGAAAACGAGTTTAACCGCTTGGTTTATAATCAAAAAAAGTTTCAAAAAAAGGTGCAGACGTTATTGGAAGATGCTGAATTTATTAATGTTATTAGCTACTCCACTCAGCGAAAAGAGCATGTGGAAATACGGTATGAAAAAGTCAATGCTTTGATTAAAGAGATGCTTAATGATTGAGTTTATTAATATTCAAAACTTTAAAACCTTGTTAAATGCCAGTTTTCCACTGGGTAATCTGAATCTGTTCTCAGGCCTTAATGGCATGGGAAAATCAACGCTTGTGCAAAGTTTATTGCTTTTAAGGCAGTCTTATGAACGCAATACCCTTAAAACTAAGGGTTTGCTGTTAAATGGTGATTATGTCAATATCGGTACGGGTAAAGACGCGCTCTCTAGTTTTAGTGAACAAGAAGAGATTATTTTTACCATTAAATGGCTCGAGAAAGAACAGCCAACACGGTTTGAGTTTGATTATCAACATGACTCAGATCTGCTGCCGCTGCGTAAATCTGGTATTGACGGTGATTCAGAATTATTAAGCTTATTTAACTCTAATTTTCAGTATTTATGTGCCGATAGGTTAGGCCCACAAAGCCATCACCAGTTGTCTGAGTTTCATATCCGTGATTTAAAATCACTTGGTCATCATGGCGAATTTGCAGTTCATTTTATCGCGGTTAATGGCGCTAAAGACCTGGAAATAGAAGCGTTACGCCATCAAAAGGCTGTTTCAGGGACTTTGCTTTCTAATATTGAAGCATGGATGTCGGATATTACGCCAGGGTTAAAAATTAAAGCAGTAGCGCAGCCTCAGTTTAATTCGGTGAGTCTTAGTTACTCTTTTAACCAAGGGAAAGACACCACCGAAGACTTTAAACCACAGAATGTGGGGTTTGGATTAAGTTATGTGTTACCTGTCGTAACCAGTATACTAAGTGCGGCAAAAGGTGATTTGCTGATTATTGAAAACCCAGAATCACACTTGCATCCCGCTGGGCAATCCTTGATGGGTAAATTGTGCTCCATTGCTGCGAATAATGGCGTGCAATTAATCGTTGAATCTCATTCTGATCATTTTCTCAACGGTATACGGGTTGCGGTGAAGCAGAAAGTGGTTGCAGCTGACGATGTCAAAGTCTTTTTCTTACAGCGAGATGTTCATAACTCCATTCACGCCTCAGAAGTCATGTACCCCAATATTGATGATGAGGGACGAATAGACTGTTGGCCGGAAGGCTTCTTTGACCAATGGGATAAGGAGTTGGATCATCTGTTATGAGTAATGGAATTGTGTTGAACCATCATTCTTTGCCATTTGCTAGCAAAGAGGATGCAGATGAAGGACTATTGGCTTTCTTTACTGTTCTTAAGGTCTGCCGAACTGCTGGGCTGAAAATTTTGCTCATCGATGAAGATCAAGACAAGTCGCTAATGGGATTGGAGCTGGCTAACGGATATTTTGTGCGCAATTGGCTTGCCTCTGCGAGCAAAGTTGCAGAACTTGCGGATTGGTGTCGATTTCTAAAGTCTCTTGAAACGAAACAGCCTCTCTTTGAAACCGTGGATATTGAAACTTTAGGTGATGTATTAGAAGTTGGCTTGCCAGGGGAAGATACAGGTAAAGCGGTGCTATTAGCAGCGTTTTATTTTAAAACTTTTCTTGCTAGTTTTACGGCTTTAGCTACTTGGACAAATAGCCATTTTAAAGTATGGGTTTTCGAGCTTGATGCAATACCAGAACAAAGGGATGAAACGATTTTAAATCTGAGTAATTCTGCGAGCTTGGATGTGCATGGAGATGAACTCAAACAACATCGTAATACGTTGTTAAGTACTGCTAAGGATATCTGGCTGAAAAGAGCAGATTTGTTTCCTCATCTCACTTTGTTGTCAAATCAAATAGGTACAAGTCTACAAGGTTGGTCTGCTAGGCAAAATGTCTTGTTCAAGGCACGAGATGCGCTAAATGTGTTGGAATCGTTTAGTGAGAAATGGCGTTCAGGTGAGTATGTAGAGTACCGTCATGAATATTTAAGAGATTTGGGTTTGGCTGCTGAAGTTAGCGGTGAATCGGACAGTGTAAATAATGCCCCCAAAAAGAAGAAAGAGCGCATATTTTGGTTAGATGATGGACGGCAGGTCTATTGCGAGAATCATGTAAAACTACCTGACGGTTACCGCCTACATTTTTATGCTGACGCAGTAAATCAGCGGATATATGTGGCGTATTTAGGGCCGCATTTAACTTTATGAATTTAAGGAGATTTGATGAATAACTTAGCTCCATTCTGTATGGCAAAGTCTTGCTTACTTGGAGACTGCTATGCCCGTTATGACTAGCCCCCGATTAGTTCATTCAAAAGGCTGTTAGCAATGTCGCATCTCCAGAACGCTCAAAGCCAACTAAAATGTTGGCTTGTGTCTGACTTAGCGCATTTAAAGAAGAGCGGATGGTGACTGGTTGTTGTGTTCCATTTCTACAGAACAAAATCACAGAAACTATACCCAATAGTTGCATTGAATCACTGACGAGACATCCTCATATTTATCAGGACTGGTGTACGCCCAATACAGGAGGTTGTCGTGCTGGTTCTCAAATGTGCGCTAGCTATTGCGGCTGTAATGGCAATTTATTGTCTTGCTGTTGTTCTTATGGATCGCCTTTCTGATTGATTTTATATTGGCGAGGTGACGGGGGTTAAGTAGAATTGCTGCGGGTGCTTGAGGCTATCTGCCTCGGGCATGAACACCAACGGCAGATAGAGAAAAGCCCCAGATAACATTACGCGTCCGGCAAGACGCTTAACATTAATCTGAGGCCAATTTCATGCTTTGCACATGTAGGTTAGCCTCTTACGCGCCGGAAGGCAAGGAGAAGCAGGCTATGAAGCAGCAAAAGGCGATGTTAGTCGCACTGATTGTCATCTGTTTAACCGTCATAGTGACGGCACTGGTAACGAGGAAAGACCTCTGCGAGGTGCGAATCCGAACCGGTCAGACGGAGGTCGCTGTCTTCACAGCTTACGAACCTGAGGAGTAAGAGTGACCAGGCGAGGGAGAAATCCCTCGCCGCCTCTGATGTGTCAGGCATCCTCAACGCACCCACACTTAACCTGATTCGGCGAGTTTATTTTATCTGTGAATATTTTTATAAAAATAATGCCCATACACAGCAAAAAACAAAAAGTATTACAGATAAAAAAGGAGCGTAATGTGCAGATTTGTTGTTTTCCATATTTACTCACCTTAATATGATTAATCCTGATAGGATTGTTATTTCAGCGGTTTTCAAATGAGATATTATGCTGATCTGGCAGATTTGCATAACATTAAAATTTAATTTGTCTAACCGCTTTTAATAATAAGCGTTGTATTTTATCCCAGCAATCTATTGTTTGATTTTTATTCCATCAATGTGGGGGCTTTACACTGGAACCAGTTTATTTATACTTTATACGTCAGCCTGAACAACTGGCATCTGCTGCACTGCGCCATCGAGAGATTGAGAAATGGCGCATATACAACTGGTCAAACAAACTTCTTCTGGTTTACTTCTCCCGGCGACGCCGGAGAGTTGCGATTTTCTGCATCAAATCAAAATAGGTGAGTGGATACACGCAGACTTTAAGCGTGTGCGTAACTACGCATTCCACAAGCGTTTTTTCAAACTCCTGCAACTGGGATTCGATTACTGGACTCCGGTCGGTGGGGCGATCACGCCTCGCGAACGAGAACTGCTGTCTGGTTTCGTTGATTACCTGTGCGAATCAGTTGGTCGGGAACACACGCCAGCCCTGAGTGATGCCGCAGAGCAATATCTGAATACAGTTGCGACACGCAGAACCCGGGATACGGCATTGCTAAAGTCGTTTGAGGCTTTTCGCGAGTGGGTAACCATTCAGGCTGGATTTTACACCGAACATTTTTATCCGGACGGTAGCCATGGGCGTCGGGCGAAATCCATCGCTTTTGCGAATATGGACGAAACCGAGTTTCAGCAGGTTTATAAATCTGTTCTGAATGTGCTGTGGAACAGGATTCTGTTCCGTAAATTTTCCTCTCCGGAACAAGTCGAAAATGTGGCCGCGCAGCTGCTGGAGTTTGCGTAATGGTGGATTTACGTAAAGCGGCGCGGGGGCAGATGTGCACCGTCAGAATTCCTGGCTACTGCAATCACGATCCGGAAACGTCTGTGCTGGCGCATTACCGACTGGCGGGAACGTGCGGAATAGCGACAAAACCACACGATATGCAGGCGGCGATTGCCTGTAGCTCATGCCACGATCTAATCGACGGGCGGGTAAAAACCAGCGATTACACCAAAGAAGAATTACGCCTGATGCATGCAGAAGGTGTTTTTCGCACACAAGAAATCTGGAGAAAGGAGGGATATTTGTGATTTACCCAACGAATACAGGAAAAAGCGGAGAACACCTTCGTCTCGCCACGCTGGAAAGTGTCTGGATTCAGGGCAAACTGCGTATGTGGGGGCGCTGGTCGTATATTGGCGGTGGCAGGTCAGGAAATATGTTCAATCAGTTGTTGGCATCCCAAAAATTGACGAAAACAGCCATCAATGAAGCCCTGCGCAGAATGAAAAAAGCGGGAATAGAGAAAGCTGAGCTGGAAGCGTTTTTGAGAGAGATGATCAACGGCAAGCAAAAGAGCTGGCTGGCGCATTGTACTGATGCAGAGGCGTTATGTATTGATCGAGTCATAAGTGAGGTGCTGGCAGAGCATCCAGGATTGATTTGCATTCTCCGGCAACGCTATGAAGGGCGGGGGATGACTAAGCGTAAAATGGCTGAATTGCTACATGATGCACACCCAGAGTGGTGTTTTAGCACATGCGAAAAACGGATTGCTAATTGGTTAGCTGTTGCTGAGTATGTCCTATATATTCCCATGCGTGAATCATTTGCTGAGAAAATGGCTTGATTTCTTACGTATAAACTGCTTCAATTTCGCTATGCTTCGCAAAGCTGTATCGCGAGGCGAACAATCCCACGGATACAAAAAAACCACCTAAAGGTGGTTTTTTTGTATCTGTAAGAAATGAGATATTAGTGTTGATATATTGTTGTTGTTTTGATGCATATTTCTATGCCTAAATAATGTGATGTAGATCACTTATATTATTAATGCTGTATTTTAATCTGTTAAGGATCTTGAGGTGTTCCCCAGGGCGGGGGTGGCAAGGTATAACTGTTTAGCGGGAGGGAAGCCACAGTGTATTAGTCAGGAGCTGATATACTTCGGGAGGCACCCGACGCCTCAGATCATAATAATAATGACCTCTTTAGCTAACCATCTTTTTACCGCCTTGACGGGCGGTTTTTTGTTTATATAGAAAGTATTTGGCAGGGATTTTAGGCTAAAAATCACCACGTAGTCTTAATTCAGGACTGAGGAGACGTTGATGTTGGTGAGATGATGCAGCACGGCTTCTGGCATAATTTCAGGCAAAAAAACGGCCCGTGAAAGAGCCGTAAAATCTAATGCATTTTAAAATTCGCCTCCAGAAAAACTCTTATATCTTTAGGTGTCATGATTTGTTTTTCCTTGACCTTAGTCAATATTACTATGTCATTATTAATGGTTGATTGTTTTTCATCCAGATAAAAAAGCCCTCTTGCGAGGGCACTAGTATGAAAATATGTGAAGCAATATTTATTAGTGTTTATGTAGTGGAGTTTTGGATTTTGTGATTTTTTTATAAGTTTTTTTGTGATGCAGATCTTTTTTTTGACATTGTGTCGGTGATAGTCCGAAAAAAAGCGACCCGTTAAAGAGTCGCTTGTGAATAAAGGAAGTATATAAGTAACCGCGTACGTTATTAATTCTATTGCTCTATGTCTGTGACGGATATTGATTTTGGTCAATTCATCTGTAATGAGTGGTTATTTACGATAAAAAATAGCTCCCCGGAAGAGGAGCCCGTGAAAATTCATGGTGAGAAGAACAAGGATTTACAAAAGATTCCGACAGACAAAGAATCGTAGGTATTTTATGAGGCGATATTGGTTTTGTGGTGATTTATATCAATATCTTGATGGTTTCTTGAATGCTTGATGGCTAATTATAATTATGCATATTAAATGATTATTATTGTTTTCATATAGAAATAAGTAGCATCCTTGATATGGTAACAGCACAACTCGAATTTTCTTTCACTGGGAGACTATTTATGCACTCACACCATCATCAAATATCTATGAGCCAACTTACCATGAGTTCACCCATTAAAGGTTTTTCACTGTATGTAGAAAGCGAAGACGTGGCTGTCGCGATAGCTGAACTTGAAAAGGCCTTATCACAGCTCAGGAACGGAGATAAGGCATTCAAAGAAAGTGGTACGCTGGTTGGTAACGTCAGAGCAAGTTATTGCTATCCTTACCGCCCCCATTGTGTCGCGAAAGGTCTTTATTGGGATGAAGGGGATTAAGCAAGGACTTGTTCACCGATAGTTACTGGTAGCGGACAAATGTATTCCCAGACTGGATCAGGGTTAAAGGTTTTACCTGCCCAGTAAAGTTCCATTCTGTAGGTGAATTCCAGTACTGATGTATCATTTCTTAATAATGACATATCTCCGCGATGATAACTATCTGTTTGTATTATGAAGATTTTATCTGATGGTTTCCCGTCTGTAAGTCGAAAATGTTTAGCCTCCTCCAGGTTACCCCATGCGAAGAGTGACGTATAGCGAGAAGGTTTTTGCGGGTAAACTCCTCTTCGGTAAAACTCTAACCCCCAGTCGATGAATTCGTTTTTATTATAATTTTTTGCCGCATTGTTAATAAGGTATCCCTCGCCATGTGGTGCAAGCCCGCACGGAAAAAGTTTGTCTACCAGAGATGACATTTCGACAGGACTTATATCGGAGAATCGCTTTGGTGTAACAATATCGCCAGTTGAGTATATTCCTCGGCGATCAACCAAAAATAGTTCCATTCATTTTCTCCATTGATAGTTGTTACTTTTGGCGATGTAACGATATCAAGTGCGAGGTTATGCCGCCAGATTCTTAATCTGGTACTTCATCAGGCCCTTGCATGTACCAGGGCTTTTTCATTGTCAGGCTACGGATAACATCTCTGACTTCTTGTTAGTAAATCTGAGAGCCTGGACCCTACGTTTAGCACCATCCGAATTCTCGGAGGTGAGGCTATGAAATCCATGGACAAGTTAACAACGGGCATTGCCTACGGCACCTCCGCAGGCAGTGCTGGATACTGGTTTTTACAGTGGCTGGATCAGGTCAGTTCGTCACAGTGGGCTGCAATTGGTGTGCTGGGAAGTCTGGTTCTGGGCTTTTTGACTTATCTGACAAATCTGTACTTCAAAATCAGAGAAGACAGAAGAAAGGCTGCGAGAGGAGAGTAATATAATGACCCAAGACTATGAACTGATTGTGAAAGGGATCCGCAATTTTGAGAATAAAGTTGCGGTAACTGTAGCATTACAAGACAAAAAACGCTTTGACGGTGAAATTTTTGACCTGGACATCTCGCTGGACCGTGTTGAAGGTGCTGCGCTGGAGTTTTATGAGGCTGCAGCCAGAAGGAGCATCAGACAGGTCTTCCTGGATGTTGCTGCCGGGTTATGTGAAGGGGATGAGCAGTCGCCGGAAAAGCGCCCCGTAATTTTAGAGGCGCAGAATGTGTGGATAACCTACAAAGGAAAGCTACCAGGAAGAATTACTGATTTTCTGAAGACTCCACCGAAATGGTAATTTTACCAGCATATTTTTCTTCCAGTAATGTCGCCAGCCACTTAAAAGAATTTTGTTGTTCCTGGGACCATTTGGGGTTGCGTGATTCAAGCAGGAGCGATGCCAGTGTTGGTTGCATTTGTTCTCTGGGAATTGATAAGGCCAGATATGAAAATGCAACAGTGAGGGCATTTACATCATCCCGAAGCCTGGAAATGCAGTCGAGCAACTCCTGTAGAGAAATGGTGTTATTGTCCATAAATAATCCTCTTGATTGTATTTACCTTTTCCCCGCCTGATTCAACAGGCCGGGGCAGATAAACATATCCAGGGTTCAGAAACCGATAAATCCTGATAAATATCCATGAACGCAAAAACCAAATACGGCCTGTCAGCGGCCGTTCTGGCGCTGATTGGAGCAGGCGCATCTGCTCCTGAGATACTTGACCAGTTTCTGGATGAAAAAGAGGGTAACCACACTACGGCATACCGCGATGGTTCCGGCATATGGACCATCTGTCGCGGTGCCACGATAGTAGATGGTAAACCTGTTATTCCGGGCATGACACTGACGAAGGAAAAATGCGATCAGGTTAATGCCATTGAGCGTGATAAGGCGCTGGCATGGGTGGATCGCAATATTAAAGTAACACTGACCGAACCACAAAAAGCGGGTATCGCGTCATTTTGTCCCTATAACATTGGCCCCGCTAAGTGTTTTCCGTCGACATTTTATAAGCGGCTGAATGCAGGTGATCGTAAAGGTGCCTGCGAGGCGATTCGCTGGTGGATTAAGGACAGGGGGCGCGATTGCCGCCTTCGTTCAAATAACTGTTACGGTCAGGTTATTCGTCGTGATCAGGAGAGCGCATTAGCCTGTTGGGGGATAGAGCAGTGAGCAGAGTTGCCGTGATTATTTATGCTCTGGTTATCTGCATCATCGTCTGCCTGTCATGGGCTGTTAATCATTACCGTGATAATGCCATTACCTACAAAGCGCAACGCGATAATGTGACGGAAAAACTCAACCAGGCGACCGCAATCATTACTGACATGCAGATACGCCAGCGTGATGTTGCTGCACTCGATGCAAAATACCTGAAGGAGTTAGCTGATGCGAAAGCTGAAAATGATGCTCTGCGTGATGATGTTGCCGCTGGTCGTCGTCGGTTGCGCATCAAAGCAGTCTGTCAGTCAGTGCGTGAAGCCACCGCCACCTCCAGCGTGGATAATGCAGTCTCCCCCAGACTGGCAGACACCGCTGAACGGGATTATTTCACCCTCCGGGAACGACTGGTAATGATGCAGGCCCAACTTGAAGGTGCTCAGCAATACATAACCGAACAGTGTTTAAAGTAAAATCTTAACTACAATATGATTCATTTTGATGATTGTTTCATAAGGAACAGTGAAGTAAAATCTAAGAGGAGTTAAATTTTATACAGTATAATCATAATATTGCAGCAAGGTGGTTATAATTGAAAGAATATTTAGATATGAATACATCTCATGTAAGAGTTGTTACTCATATGTGTGGGTTCCTGGTTTGGCTCTATAGTCTTTCAATGTTGCCACCAATGGTTGTAGCATTGTTTTATAAAGAAAAAAGCCTGTTCGTTTTCTTTATAACTTTCGTTATATTTTTTTGCATTGGTGGCGGAGCGTGGTATACAACTAAGAAATCTGGCATTCAATTACGTACCCGTGATGGGTTTATTATAATTGTAATGTTTTGGATTTTGTTTTCTGTTATTAGTGCATTCCCTTTATGGATTGACTCAGAACTTAATTTAACGTTCATTGATGCTCTGTTTGAAGGGGTTTCTGGAATAACAACAACAGGAGCAACTGTAATTGATGATGTTAGTTCATTACCTCGGGCATATTTGTACTATCGGTCACAGTTAAATTTTATAGGTGGTTTAGGAGTTATTGTTCTGGCGGTTGCAGTATTGCCATTATTGGGTATTGGTGGTGCAAAGCTTTATCAGTCAGAAATGCCGGGGCCATTTAAGGATGACAAACTCACTCCCCGCCTGGCCGATACGTCACGGACACTGTGGATAACTTATTCTTTATTAGGTATTGCTTGTATTGTCTGTTATAGACTTGCAGGAATGCCTTTGTTTGATGCTATTTGTCACGGGATTTCCACAGTTTCGCTTGGTGGTTTCTCAACTCATAGCGAGAGTATCGGATATTTTAATAACTATTTGGTTGAGCTGGTGGCTGGTTCTTTTTCCCTGCTATCGGCTTTCAACTTCACTCTTTGGTATATTGTTATTAGCAGAAAAACGATAAAACCTTTAATCAGAGATATTGAACTTCGTTTCTTTCTATTAATAGCCTTAGGGGTGATCATTGTTACCTCTTTCCAGGTCTGGCATATAGGTATGTATGACTTGCATGGAAGTTTTATTCATTCGTTTTTTCTTGCCAGCTCCATGCTCACTGATAATGGTTTAGCTACGCAGGATTATGCAAACTGGCCCACGCACACGATAGTGTTTTTGCTGTTGTCAAGTTTCTTTGGGGGATGTATCGGTTCAACCTGTGGTGGAATTAAGTCACTTCGATTTCTTATACTTTTCAAACAAAGCAAACACGAGATAAATCAACTTTCTCATCCCAGAGCGTTGTTGAGTGTAAATGTAGGAGGGAAGATAGTTACAGATCGTGTAATGAGGTCTGTATGGAGTTTCTTTTTTCTTTATACTCTCTTCACGGTGTTTTTTATACTGGTGTTAAATGGTATGGGATATGATTTTCTTACATCATTTGCAACAGTGGCTGCATGTATTAATAATATGGGATTAGGTTTTGGGGCTACTGCATCGTCATTCGGAGTGCTTAATGACATTGCAAAATATTTAATGTGCATAGCTATGATTCTTGGTCGCCTTGAAATTTATCCTGTTATTATATTGTTTTCAGGTTTTTTTTGGCGCTCCTAATATATGGCTGATTTATAATTGTGAGTTTAATATTATGTTGACTCACTCATTGATCCAATACCTAACTTTACCAGCAACACCTCCGCCCCCAGTAGCACTGGCTGCTGGGGTGCGTTTTATTCATAAAGCAAGGCTGTATGAGCGAGAAATTAAAGATAGTCTATCGCCCATTACAAGAATTGTCACCGTATGCGCACAACGCCAGGACGCACAGTACTGAGCAGGTGGCACAACTGGTAGAAAGTATTAAGCAATTCGGCTGGACTAATCCGGTGCTGATTGACGAAAAGGGCGAAATTATTGCGGGTCACGGTCGTGTTATGGCGGCTGAAATGCTCAAAATGGATTCTGTTCCGGTCATTGTTCTGTCTGGCCTGACGGATGAGCAGAAAAAGGCGTACCGCCTGGCAGATAATCGCCTGCCGATGAATGCTGGCTGGGATGAAGATCTGTTGCGGATGGAGCTGTCGGACCTAATCAATGCTGATTTTGATGTCTCCCTGACAGGCTTCATCCCGACAGAAATTGATGAACTGTTGACGGATGTTTTGCCCGGTACAGGAAATGAGGAGGAGCCGTATACGACGAAAATTGATACGCCTGTTTATGAGCCGTCGGGCGGTAAACCGGATATCAGTGAACTGTACGACGATACGAAAACTCAGGAGCTGATCAGCCGGATACGTTCGGCGTCCCTTGATCCTGATATTGAGAAATTCCTCCTGTGTGCGGCAGAACGTCACACAGTGTTTAATTTCAGCAGAATTGCGGACTATTACGCTCATGCCCCCGCTGAAATTCAGTGCCTTTTCGAGGAGTCGGCGCTGGTGATCATTGATTATCAGCAGGCTATTGAAAATGGATTTGTCCGAATGACGCAGCGCATGGTGGAGATCATGCATGGCGGGGAGGAGGAGGAGGAATATGCGTGATGATTTTTGCGCCTTTATTCTGACTCACGGGCGACCGGACAAAGTTCTGACTTACCGGACGTTGCGTCGTGCTGGCTATACCGGGAAAATTTTTATCGTTGTTGATGATGAAGATAAGACACGGCATCAGTACATGGCTGAATTTGGTGAACAGGTGCTGGTATTTTCCAAAGCCGATATTGCCAGTCGTTTTGACGAAGCCGATAATTTTGGTGACCGCCGCTCAATTTTTTACGCCCGTAATGCCTGTTTCGACCTGGCAAAACTGGTCGGGTGTAAATACTTCATTCAGCTCGATGATGATTATCACGAGTTCCAGTTTCGGGTGGATCGCAACTATGACCAGGCCTATTTCCCGATAAGGAAACTGGATGCGATCCTTTCTGAAATGCTGGCGTATTACGAATCAATACCCGCGCTTTCCATCGCTATGTCGCAGGGCGGGGATTTTCTTGGTGACAATGGCGGCCATGCTTCGTGGGTGAAACGCAAGGCAATGAACAGCTTTATCTGTTCGGTTGATCGACCGTTCTCATTCATGGGGCGCATTAACGAGGATGTGAATACGTACACGAATCTCGGTCGCTGTGGTGAATTGTTTATGACGATCGGTGCTGTCCAGTTAGGGCAGAAACAGACGCAGAAAAACAGCGGCGGAATGACCGAGCTGTATCTGGATTCCGGAACCTACGTTAAAAGTTTTTACTCCGTCATGTATTCGCCGTCGTGCGTAAAAATCTCACTGATGGGTGCCAGCCATAAACGCATTCACCATCAGGTCACCTGGAACAACGCTGCAGTAAAAATCCTTCACGAAAAATACAGGAAGAAGACACCCTGCATATCAATGGGGGTGACAAATGATTCCGTATTCGAAAGTCGAGTCTCTGGCAGCGTGCCGGATGACTGCACAACAAATCGCTGACGTTCTGGATGTTGATCTGAACCGACTGAAAGAAAATCGGGAAGCAATGACAGATTTTTATGCGGCCATCCGTAAGGGCAGAGCGAAAGGTGAAGCCGAGTTACGAGCGGCATTGTTTAAGCTTGCCAGAAAAGGGGATGCCTTTGCTCTGCGCGAACTACTCAGGGTGGATAAAAATCAGGACTAACTGATGAGCAGACCGGACTGGGGGGCGTTGCAGCAGGAGTATATTGCTGAATACACCCGCTCCGGTATATCTCCGGTGGCATGGTGTGAAGCAAGGGGACTGAACTACGCAACAGCCCGTCGTTACATCAAAAAAACTCCGAAAAATGCGCAGAAAGAAATGCGCAAAACTGCGCAAAAAAGTGCGCGAAAAAAAACTGCGCAGACTGCGCAAAGGCAGAACGGAAAATCTCAGAAAAAAAAGGCTGTATCCGATGCATTCCTGATTGAGGGGGACACGGAAGAAATTTCGTTCTGCCCCGATGAATTCGGTATTTCTGACCAGCAGGCAAAATTCGCCATGTTGGTTGCTCAGGGGAAAAAGCCGACAGAGGCATACCGACTGGCTGGTTATGAGGGGCAAGGTGCGACAGCTAACAGCAACGCCAGCCGTATGCTTAGAAATGCCAGGGTTTATCGTGCTATCAGCTACTTCCGCAATCAGTACCAGAAACGCTATACCGCAGACCTGGATTTACTGGTGAGCCAGTTGATGGCCATTGTCCAGGCCGACCCCAATCAGTTGGCACAATTTCGCCGTGTTAACTGCCGTTATTGCTGGGGCGAGAATCATCTCTACCAGTGGCGTGATATTGCAGAATTCGATAAGGCTGCGGCACAGGCCTCCAGAGATGGTAAACCCGAGCCGGAATATGGAGGCCTCGGCTTTGTTGATAACGCCATACCCAATCCGGATTGCCCGAAGTGCTGCGGTGAGGGAACGGGACAGCTTTATATGGCTGATACCACACTGCTTGATGGGGATGCGCGGCAATTATATGCAGGGTCAAAGCTCGGAAAATACGGTGTTGAGATCCTGCTGGAGGATAAGGCTGCCGCCCGGCGTGAATTGTTGCGTTTGCTTTCTGCTGGCGGGGCATTATGTGCAGATAAGCGGCTACAGGAACTGGAAATTGAACGGCGCAGAATGGAAAACCAGAAGCTGCGCAAAGAGATCGAAACGGTGGAGGATAATGAACATCCCCAGCCTGTGGCGATCAATATTAATGTGGTTGATGCCAGATTAAGGAGTGATGAAGATGATCTCTCCGACGCTTAATGTGCCTCAGGCGCGATTTCTTTCAATGCCCCATAAATTTAAAGCCTATATTGCTGGTTTTGGCTCGGGCAAAACATGGGTTGGGTGTGGCGGCATATGCAAGGGGATTTGGGAGCATCCAGGTATAAATCAGGGATATTTTGCGCCAACGTATCCCCAAATTCGCGATATTTTTTACCCTACAGTGGAAGAAGTTGCTGCTGACTGGGGATTGAACGTAAAAATTAATGAGGGAAATAAAGAGGTTCACTTTTATTACGGACGCCAGTATCGGGGAACCACTATCTGCAGATCGATGGAGAAGCCACAAACGATCGTCGGTTTCAAAATTGGTAATGCGCTGGTGGATGAACTGGACATTTTGCCGAAGGAAAAAGCCAGAACGGCGTGGCGCAAGATAATTGCGCGTATGCGTTATAAGATTGATGGACTTCGCAACGGTATTGACGTTACAACCACGCCGGAAGGATTCAAATTTGTCTACGAGCAGTTTGTTAAAGCCGTGCGTGAAAAAACAGAGCTGGCCTCACTGTATGGTCTGGTGCAGGCATCTACTTTCGATAATGAAAAGAACCTGCCAGCAGATTACATTCCTTCGCTTCTTGAATCATACCCTCCAGAGCTGATTAAAGCCTATCTTCGAGGACAGTTTACTAACCTGACAAGTGGTACTGTTTACCATCAGTTTGACCGGAAACTGAATAATTGCGAAGAAGTGGAGCAGCCAGGGGAGCCGATTTATATTGGGATGGATTTTAACGTTGGAAAGATGGCGGGGATCGTCCATGTGCTGCGTTTGGGGCTTCCATGTGCGGTAACTGAAATCATCAATGCTTACGATACGCCGGATATGATCCGCATCATTAAAGAACGCTTCTGGCTGTATGACGGGAATGATTACCGGAAAGTGAGGGAGATTTATATTTATCCAGATGCTTCCGGAGATTCCAGAAAATCAAGTAACGCAAGTACGACGGATATAGCCCAGCTTAAGCAGGCAGGTTTTAACGTTGTGGTGAACAGCTCGAACCCGCCAGTAAAAGATCGCGTTAACTCAATGAATGCAATGTTCTGCAATGCCAATGGTGAGCGTCGCTATAAAGTTAATGTGAAGCGTTGTCCGGTATATGCCGAATCTCTGGAGCAACAGGTCTGGGATGATAAGGGGGAGCCTGATAAAAAATCTGGCAATGATCACCCGAATGATGCCGGAGGTTATTTCATCGTTAAGCAATTCCCTATTGTCAAACCGACCGGAAGAGTCACATCACTTCGGATTTAATTATGGCTGATATATCAACACCCAACCTCGACTATAACGATATGCTGGAGGCGTGGGATATTAACGACGCATTGATGGGCGGTACGCTTGAAATGCGCAGGCAGGGGGAAAATTATCTCCCCAAATGGCCTAATGAAGATGAAGACGCTTATAAAAAACGCCTGTCTGTGGCTACGCTACTTCCTGTGTATGAAGAAAGCATCAAACAAAATATTGGGCGCATATTTGCAGAGCCGACAGTATTGAGTGAGGAAACGCCGGAAAAAATCAGGGAATATGCAGAAAATATCGACATGGAGGGGAGCCGACTGGATGTGTGGGCGCAGCAATTTTTTAGTCTCGCATTTCAGTATGGTGTGGCACATGCGCTGGTGGACTATCCACGAACGGATATGAACGAGATTCGGACAAAAGCCGATGAAAACGCGGCCGGTGGTCGCCCGTACGTTACGATGCTGAATCCACGCCAGGTTATTGGATGGAAATCGAAAGTTGAAAAAGGGAAAGTTGTTCTCACTGATTTGCGTATAAAAGAGGTCATCATTATTGATGGTGATGATTTCGGGCAGAAGAAGGTGGAGCAGATCCGCCATATTATGCCCCGTCGAGTTGAAATTTATCGACGCAGCGAAGGTACTAATGGCGAATCTGTCTGGACGCTTCATGAGTCATGGAATACCAGCCGTGATGATATTCCTCTGGTAACACTGTATACGAAGAAAACAGGGTTTATGCGTGGTACACCGCCATTGCTTAATCTTGGCTTGCTGAATATCAAGCACTGGCAAAGCCAGAGCGAGCAGGACAATATTCTTCATGTTGCCCGCGTTCCATTGCTGGTGGCCTACGGGCTGGACAGGAATGAAGAACTGACGGTTGGTGCATCCACCGCTACGATTTTTGAGGACAGAACAAAAAATGGCCTCGAATATGTTGAACATAGTGGCGCAGCGATAGAATCTGGCGAAACATCACTTGAGAAGCTGGAAAATCAGATGCGTCATGCCGGCGCTAAACTTCTGCGGGCTGAAAATACATCCACCAAATCTGTTGATCAGACTAATGAAGAGCGGATGCAGGAACACTCGCCGCTTTATACAATGGCGAACTCCCTCGAAGATGCCCTCGATAATATTCTCCAGATAATGGCGGAATGGATCGGAGAGAGTTGCGGTGGCAATGTGGATGTGCGCACTGAACTGGATGTATCTGCCCAGGTGTTTGACTCATCCTCCGCGCTGGCTGTTCAGTCATTGCGTCAGGGCGGTGATATACGTCAGATTGATGCGGTTCGGGTGTTGCAGGCGTTGAAATTTATCGATCAGGATTCCCGTCCAGAGGAAGTGATCGATGAATTAAAAAATCAGAGTGTAATGCTGATGGAAATCAATGATGCAAACCGTGAATGAACGGCTGCGTGATGAATCAATTGCTCATGCAGTCTGGATATCCCGCTATAGCACTGGTGTGGCTGCCAGAATGGTGAAAATACTGAATGACAGCGATGCGGAGCTTACAGCTCGCCTGCTGGTAGCACTGGACAGCCTCGATCCTGGTAGTTTTACCGTTACGCGCCTGGAGTCACTTCTGGCGAGTGTCAGAGAGGTTAACCGCGCTGCTATTAACAGCATGTTTACCAGTCTCTCCGGAGAGCTGAACGAGCTGGCAATTTATGAGGCTGGTTATCAGTTAAGTCTGTTTGATTCTCTGCTACCTGATTTTGTTGCTGATGTTCACCCTCTAGTTGGTATCTCTTCTGATGCACTTTACGCCGCTGCAATGGCGCGACCATTCCAGGGACGACTGCTCAGTGAGTGGGCCTCAGATCTTGAGGCGGATCGGCTCAGACGCATAACAAATACGGTGCGTCAGGGTTTTTTGCTGGGGGATACCAATGAGCAGATCGCAAGAAAAATTCGGGGACATGTCAGTAAGGGATTTCAGGATGGTGCATTGCAGATGAGCCGGGCTAATGCGGCCAGCATTGCAAAAACAGCGGTTGGACATCTTGCTGCTACTGCTCGTGAGAGTTTTGCACGCGCGAATAATGATTTGATTAAGGGTAAGCAATGGTTATCAACGCTTGATAATCGTACTACGCCACAATGTCGAATCAGGGATCGCCTCAAATATACGCTGGATAATAAACCTGTAGGTCACAGCGTGCCTTATTTGCAGGGGCCGGGAAAAATTCATTTCTGCTGCCGCTCAACGGAAACGTTCATTCTGAAATCAGCGAAGGAACTGGGTATTGATGTTCGTGATATTTCCCCGGCTGAGCGGGCCAGCATGGATGGCGTGGTAGCCGGAGATACAACCTACAGGGAATGGTTTTTGCGTCAGCCTTACACCAGACAAAAACAGATTGTGGGGGAAACCCGGGCAAAGCTGATTCGGGATGGTGGTATGTCGCCAGATGAATTTTACACCGATAAAGGCGAATGGCTGACGCTGAAGCAACTCCGTGAGCGTGATGCACAGGTATTCAGAAAAGCAGGGATTTAAATAAATCATTTATTACAACAGGCTACCTTCGGGTGGCCTTTTTTATTGCTGCGATCCGGATGGTGAGCAGCGTAACTGTCGGAAGACTTAAACCAGGTACTAATATGAAACTGAAAACGGTCGAGATTAACGGAAAACAATACGCAGAAATTGATACTGCTGGCCTGCCAGTTTATGTGCACGACGATGGTAAAGAAATCGGCTTCGATGCACCGCTGGCGACAAAAAAAATTACAGAACTTAATGGCGAGGCAAAAAATCATCGCCTGGCTAAAGAAGCTGCAGAGGAAAAACTGGCTAAGTTTGCCGCTATCGAAGACCCGAAGAAGGCGATCGAGGCACTGGAAATGCTGTCAAAAATCGACCAGAAAAAGCTGATCGATGCGGGACAGGTTGATCAGGTTAAGGCTGAAATTACGAAAAATTTTCAGCAGCAATTAGATGAAGAAAAGCAACGCTCTCAGATGCTGGAGAAGCAGCTTTACGATTCTATGATTGGCGGTAGTTTTGCGGGTTCAAAATATATTGCCGATAAAATTGCGATCCCGGCAGATTTATTACAAGCCCGCTTCGGGCAGGCATTCAAAGTGGAAGAAGGGAAGATCGTTGCTTATGACGCTTCCGGCAACAAAATTTATTCCCGCGCGAAGCCTGGCGAACTGGCGCAGTTTGATGAGGCGCTGGAGTTCCTCGTCGAAAATTACCCTCAGAAAGACTACATCCTGAAAGCCAGTGGCAACAATGGCGGCGGCTCCCGTCCGACACAGCATGATATTGGTCAGAAAACGATGAAACGCTCTGCTTTTGATGCACTGGATGTTGCAGGTAAGCAAAACGCATTGAAAGACGGTATCACAATTGTTGATTAACACATTTGTCAGCTTCCGGATGGGAGCTGGTGTCAGGGCTGGATAGCTCATTACTCCATCTATTCACAATTACGCAAATTTTTAAGGAATATTTAATTATGGCTGGAAATACCCTGACCGGGTTGATCCCGACTATTTATACCGCCCTGGATGTTGTATCCCGTGAGCAGGTAGGTTTTATCCCTGCGGTAGCAAAAAACGCAAAAGCTGACGCCGCAGCAAAAGATCAGACGGTAACCGCGCCAGTTGCGCCTGAGGCGAAAACCGAAGATATCGTACCGGGGCCGTCAGCTCCGAATACCGGTGATCAAAATATTGGCACTGTTGATGTGAAAATTACTAAATCCAAAATGGCACCGGTTAAATGGAATGGTGAAGAACAACTGGCTCTTGGCCCTTCAGGGACTTACAACACTATTCTGGCTGATCAGTTCAAGCAGGCTTTTCGCGCCCTTGCAAACGAGGTTGAGGCTGATCTTGGTGCGTTGTATTTCGGTGCTTCCCGCGCCGTGGGAACCGCAGGGACAACGCCGTTTGGTGTTAAAGATGATCTTTCTGATGCTGCTCTGGCTCGTCAGGTTCTGGAGGATAACGGCGCACCGGCAACCGATCTGCAGATGGTGCTTGGCTCCACTGCCATTGCTAATTTGCGCGGAAAACAGTCTGTACTGTTTAAAGTGAATGAATCCGGCACTGAACAGCTACTGCGTGAGGGCGTGTTGGGGCGTCTGGAGGGATTCAATATTCACAGTTCGGCAGGTGTAAAACGAGCGCCAAAGGTTGCTGCAACTGGTTATCTCGTGAATGGCGAGAAAAAAGAAGGCGATGTTCTTATTTCCATTGATACTGGTTCGGGGAGTATTTCTGCAGGTCAGATTGTTACGTTCGCTGGCGATCCGAATCAGTATGTTGTGGCAGCAGCGACCAGCAATCTGATTACTCTTGCAGCGCCCGGACTGCGTCAGGATCTGGCCGATGATACTGCAATCACAGTTGTTGGCTCCTTTACTGCAAATATGGCGTTTGATCGCAACGCGTTTCTGCTGGCATCCCGTACTCCGGCAATGCCGGAAGGTGGCGATAATGCTGATGATGTAATGAATGTTACGGACCCGATTTCAGGGATTACGTTCCAGATTGCACTGTATCGTCAGTATCGCCAGGTGCGCTATGAAGTTGGACTGGCATGGGGTGTTTCATCAGTGAAGCCGGCACATGGTTGTCTGATTCTTGGTTAAACATTCAAACGGGGCTTCGGCCCCATTTTTAATGGAGGGCATATGGCCGGATTAACTAAAGAGCAAAGAGCACAGCGTGAAGCCGCACAAAAAACGCAAATTGAGTTAGTGGTTATGGTGACCGATTATCAGATGTTTCCCGGCGCACCAACTATCGCTAATGTTCATCCTGATGAAGTTGACAACTGGAAGGCTATGGGCTGGAAAACTCAGGAGTAACACATGATCACTTACGTGACCTGTGATGACGTTGATAATGCGTTTGGGAACGCTTGGACGAGTGAGAACGCTAAAAATAAAGCTGTTTTAATGGCTAATGCCTGGCTTAATGGCTTCAACCTGAAAATTAACCCATCCCGTATTCCGGAAGAGGTAAAACTTGCGGGAGCATATGCAGCCAGAATTGCCTCATTCGGTAAGTTGTTTCAGCAGAAAAATGATTCTGGCGTTGTTATCAGTAAAGCCGTGTCGGCTGACGGGGTCAGTGTATCGAAATCATTTGCTGAGTTGCCATCAAACAGCACTGTATTGCTTGAACCCGATTTACAGCTTGCGATAGCACTGCTGAAACCGTACGGACTTAGTCGCTCACAAGTCAGGGTTGTGAGGGGGGGATAATGGGGCTTCGTGAAGAGATTCAGTCAGAGGTTGCCGCTGCTTTTGATGAGGATTTAGCGGACGCCGTGAGTGATTTTTCTGGTTCTTACGTTACGCACCGGCACTGGGATCCTGTGACGGAAACTGGCGGCGAATCCACCGCAATCTATACCGGGCGAGGCGTGTTGACACGTTATAAGCTGGGCAGAATTGATGGGATTAATATTTTGCATGGTGACCTTAAATTAACCGCTCTGGTATGCGAGGTTACGGATAAACCCGCTGTCGACCATATTATTGAGATTTATGATCCTGTATTAAGGCAGTTACAACGATACGAGGTAATTACAGCGAGTGTAGATCCTTCCGCATCAGTTTACTCTATCCAGTTAAGGAGAGCGTAAATGGCAAAGGCATGGGATATAGAACCGTCAATATTTGCCGGGATGATTGAGGAAGATGTGGGGCTGAAAATTCGCTACATCGCTATGCAGATTCTTACTGCTATTGATATTGCTGCTCCGGTTGATACCGGACGTTTCAGAAATAACAACCTGGTGTCGTTACAGCATCCCGATTTTGGTATATCTGATAACGTGGATCCGAACGGTACGATTGCGGTTCAGCGTGGGATCGGGGTTATTTCGAAAGCTGCAAATTACGGAGTTATTTATATCCAGAATAACCTTCCTTATGCAGAGGCTCTTGAAAACGGTCATTCACAACAAGCGCCAACTGGCGTGTATGCCAACGCTTTTCATGGTGTTTTACAGGCTTACAAATGACATTTACTGAAATCAGAAATACGGTTATTTCCAGAATGACGGCACAGACGATTATTGATGGAAAAGACGTATTGTATCCGAACGCGCCAACGTTCGATCCTTCCGGTAAGTTAATCTGGGCGCGGTTAAGTAATATTCCCGGGCAGGCTGGAGTTAATGAAATTGGCGCGGGGCCGATTGTTTATCGCACGGGGATAATCATTATTCAGTTATTTGTCCCCGCAGGTTCTGGTTCAAAACTCATTACTGAGACAGCCGATAAATTGCGGGGACTGTTTGAGTTTCAGGATGACGATCGTCTCAGTTACCAGGCTGTTTCCTCAATAGCCGTTGGCGAAAAGAATGGCTGGTTCCAGCTTAATCTTCAAATTCCATATCGCGCGCTCTAGCGCAATTAATGACATAGGAGGCTCCTGTGAGTTCAGGTGCAAAGGTTATCTCGGCATTTATCCGGGAGACGGTTGCAGGCACTACGCCAGCAAGTGGTGACTGGAGTTTATTAAAACGCACAAGCTGGGGAGTAAAACCCACCCAGAATAAAGGCGAAAATAATGAGATTGGTGGCTCCCGGATGGCTCAGGGGGCGACGCCTGGCACTGTGGATGTCGGCGGTGATGTTGGTACCAAATTTCGCTGGGGTCAACATGATGATTTTCTTGCATCCTGTTTCGGCGCGGAATGGTCAGGCGATTCTCTGACAATGGGGAATGAGCGAATAACATTTTCTCTGGCGACCTATGCGTCCGATGTCGGAATTGCCTCTGTCGTCAGAGGAGCGCAGGTTGGCTCATGGAAAATGCAGATCCCTAACGACGGCGATATTACAGCGACCGTAACCTTTGCCGGACTGGACTGGGAATCAAAGGCCGATGATACGAATTTTATCAAAGGCGAACCTGTGGATAGTGCAGGAAAGCTACGTTATTCGTTTAAGGAGGTTTCAGCAGTAAGCCTGAATGGTGTTGCCGGAGGTAACGGTTTTTGTATCGACAGTTTTGATATTCAGTTCGATAACAAACTCCAGACACAGCGTTGTATCGGGACTGGCTCGCCTTATGCAGGAGCAAATATTCCGACTACTTTTACACCGTCCGGTACGGTGACGCTTTCATGGTCTAAAGCTGCATGGGAAATCTGGAGTAAAACACTGACTGGAGAAACAGTTCCGTTCAGCTTCACGCTTTCGAATGGAGAGGGGGCATACACTTTCAGTTTCCCGAAGGTTCAGGTGTCAGGTGAATGGCCTGATGGGGGTAATACCGACATTATCCAGGTTCAATTGAGCATTACCGCAGCAGATGAAGCACCTACGATAACCAGAAAAAAAAACTCTCCGGCTGCCGTGATCGCAAAAGCCAGTGCTGAGGCGATTAGTTGATTTTCCGTTATTCCCCCTGTGGTACTGCACTACAGGGGGACGCATTGAATGAGGTTATGGATGTTTATTCTTAATCAGAAAATTATCATCGGTGGAGAACGCTGGTTTACGCCAATGAAGGACTTAAAACCTGTAGACGGGTTAAAACTGTTGGTGGCAAGCAGCGATAACGATCAGTATCGCTCCCGTAATGCATTAATCCGTCGCCACATTGAGAAAATGGATGCCAGTTTGCACGTCGGAACGAAGGAGTTTGATATTTCAAAGGTTTCCGAGGTGGATTCTGTTGATGATTTACTCATTGATAATGCCGCTCGTTATCTGCTGAAAGACTGGAAAGGGGTTGGTGAACTGGTTAATGGTGTTGAGGTTGCACTGGAATATACGCCAGAACGAGGGATCGCGCTGCTTAGGCAGAATCCAGAGTTGTACTGGCAGATCCTTGCAGAAGCAGCCAGCATCGCCCAGGGTAAAGAGCAGCAGAAGCAGGATACGATAAAAAAGCCATAGCCGCCCAACGGTGGTTATCGGAGTTCGGGGGAGAAAGGGGGGAAAAGGCAAGATGGAAGCGAGAAAAACTCAGGTTGCCACCGATACCGGAACCAGAAATAGACCCGGTGCTTAAGGAATTGTTGTACGCCTATTCGGTAATATCCCGTGCCCGACGTTATGCTGGAATGACTGGGGTGCCTTTGCCTTTATCTCTGACAGAGATAAATGAATATTTAGCCACTCATCCGGTATTGATTGAGCGCGATGAATTTGAAGCAGTGATCTTTGCACTGGATGACCAGTATTTTCAGGAGCAGTGTGTGTAGTTGTTAATTACGTACACTCTGTTACAGAGATGTGATGGTGTCTTTAATTAAATCGATGATGCTCCTGGAGAAAAGCATTGCGTGACCTCGTAATCGCTATATCTACTATTATGTCGCCTGAAACCCACTTCGGTGGGTTTTTTGTTGTCAGGAGTTTTAATAAATGGCAGAGCAAACCTCGCGTCTCGCAATAATTATTGATAGCACTGGAGCGAAAAATAATGCTGACAATCTGACCTCCTCATTAGTCAAAATGACGCAGGCTGGGAAAACTGCTGCAAATAGCGCAGGGAAAGTGACTAAGGCAACAGAAGATGAGAAGAACGCGCTCGCAAAATTAAAAGCAGCTATTGATCCAGTTGGTGCCGCAATTGATACTGTCGGTCGACGCTATTCTGAATTAAAGAAATTTTTCGATAAAGGGCTTATTGATAAAGAAGAATATGAATTTCTTGTCCGTAAACTTAATGAAACCACAGAGGAATTGAGCGGGGTTGCGCAAGCGCAGAGAGAAGCCGAGAAGGCCGGAAAACTTGCTGCCGCCCAGCAGGAAGCGCAGGCTCAGGCCTTTCAAAGAATGCTGGACAAGATCGACCCTCTGGCTGCGGCGCTAAGAAATCTTGAACAACAGCAGGATGAACTTAATGCTGCGTTTGCATCCGGGAAAATAAATGGTTCTCAGTTTGAGAATTATAGCCGAAAAATACAGGAAACACGGCGAGAGCTTACCGGAGAGGCTCAGGCAGAGCGAGAAGCAGCAAAAGCGCATGATGAACAGGTTGTTGCTTTGCAACGTCTGATTGCTCAACTTGACCCTGTCGGAACTGCTTTTAACCGCCTGACAGAGCAGCAAAAGCAACTCAGCGAAGCAAAAGCCAAGGGGATGCTTTCTCCTGAAATGTATGAGGAGCTTTCAGGAAAACTTCGTGCTATGCGGAGTGAGCTTGAGGCTACTCAATCGCAACTAAGCAAAACCGGAATGTCGGCAAAACAAACGGCTTTTGCTATGCGCATGTTGCCTGCACAAATGACGGATATTGTTGTTGGGTTGTCCACTGGTCAGTCGCCTTTTATGGTGTTAATGCAGCAGGGCGGCCAGCTAAAAGATATGTTCGGTGGGATTGGCCCGGCGATCAAAGGTGTTGGTTCTTATGTGCTGGGATTAATTAATCCTTTTACCCTGGCCGCAGCAGCCGTTGGCGTCTTAGGGCTGGCTTACTATAAAGGCTCTCAGGAGCAGAACGAATTTAATAAATCTCTTATTCTTACCGGAAATCAGTTGGGGACAACCAGCGGGCAATTGGCCGATATAGCTCAACGTGCCGGGAATGCGGCTGATTCGACAACTGGCGCTGCGGCGGCAGTATTAAACCAGCTTGTGCGTTCGGGAAAGGTAGCGAGCAGTTCGCTGGAGCAAGTGACGACAGCGATAGTAAAAACGAGCGAAGTAACAGGAATATCAACCGAACAACTGGTTAATGACTTCAATGAAATTGCAAAGGATCCTGTCAGTGCTATATCAAAACTTAATGATCAGTACCATTTTCTGACACTTGCGACTTATAACCAAATTAAGGCGCTACAGGATGAAGGGAACCAGCAGGAGGCCGCCCGCATTGCGACAGAAGCATACTCATCCTCAATGATCCAGCGCACCAACCAGATTAAAGAAAATCTTGGTTATCTTGAGACTGCATGGAAAGCTGTCGCAGACTCCGCAAAATGGGCATGGGATTCCATGCTGGATATTGGCCGTGAGGCCTCCCTTGATCAAAAAATCTCAGATGTTCTCCGTCAAATTGATGAAATAGAAAAAAATACCCGACCCGGAGTTTTCGGGTTAGGTGGCATTGGAGATGGCGGAGCTCAAAATAAAAAGCTGGCACGATTAAAGCAGCAATTGGGCGTACTTCAAGCAGAAAAAATTGCTCAGGACGTACTAAATTCATCAATAAACGATTACAACAAGCGACAACAGGAAGGAATTGAACTCAGACAGAGAGCAGATGCTTTTTCAAAACAATATCAGACCCGGGAGCAGCAGAGAGCTAGTGAACTTGCAAAACTGGAAAAGCTAAAGAATCAGTATTCAAAGGAAGAATATAATAATCTTATCGCTCAAATAAATGAGCGTTATAAAGATCCAAAGCAACCAAAGGCGAAAGGTTATTCGGATGATGCTGCCCAACGAATGATTGATCATCTGAATCAACAGAATGCGTTACTAAGTTCACAAGCTGAATTGACCGTTAAATTAAGTTCCTCTGAACAGGAACTGGTTAAGTGGCGTCAGCAGATTGCCGACCTAGAGTCACGACCGTCATCGAAATTAACCCAAGAGCAGAAATCACTTCTCTTACACCGGGAAGAAATAACCGCGTTGATGGAGAAAAATGTTGCGATTGAAAAAAATAGCAGGCTAATCAAAGAATCCGCCGAAATAGCCGCATGGCGTGATTCATTGCAGGCTTCGATTGATAATCGTCAGCAGGGGTATGATATTCAGATTGCTGGTTATGGGGTTGGCGATAAAAATCAGCAACGCCAGCAGGAATTACTGCGGATTGAACGTGAATATAACAATCAGCGTCTGCAACTTGAACGTGACTATGCAGATAAATCCCGTGGAATGTCAAATCATGTTTTTCAGGAGAAAATGCAGGCTCTGAATGATGCTCTGGAACGAGAAAAAGAAATTGTCAGCCAGAAAAACGAGCAGCTCGATATTCAGGCAGGAGACTGGATTAGTGGTGCCTCCCAGGGATTCAATAACTGGCTGGATGACACTAAGGATATCGGTGCGCAGATAAAATCAACCACGACTCAGATGTTTGATGGGATGACCGATGCGCTAGGTGATTTTGTCACGACAGGCAAGGCAAATTTTCGTTCTTTCGCTACTTCCGTGATTTCGGATCTTAGTCGAATTGCATTAAAGGCTTCAATTACTGGGATTTTCGACAGCATTAGTAACAGTTCTTCTGGGGGTATTTTAGGAACTATCGGGAGTGCTATTAGTAAATTTATTCCGAATGCAAAGGGCGGTGTTTATGAGTCTCCGTCATTGAGTACATATTCGAACGGTATTTATGACTCCCCGCAATTTTTTGCTTTTGCAAAAGGAGCTGGTGTTTTTGGTGAGGCTGGACCGGAAGCTATTATGCCATTAACGCGAACTTCCGATGGTTCTCTTGGTGTCAGAGCTATTAATAGTAAAAGTGGTAATGGAGGCAGAGATATTACTTATGCCCCTGTATACCAAATCACTATTCAAAATGACGGCCAGAATGGAGAGATTGGTCCTCAGGCAATAAAAGCACTTATGGGGATGGTTGATCAGCGGGTGCAGGGCGCTCTGTTAAATATGCGACGTGATGGAGGAATGTTAAGTGGCTAATACGGAAGAATTTTACTGGTTACCAGAGGATGGAATGAAAACAGAAAATAAGCCATCGATAAAAACTGTAAGATTTGGCGATGGTTATGAACAACGAAGCCCAAACGGACTTAATCATTCTCTGCGTGTTTTTACCTGTGATTTCAGGGTTGAGGCGAATGAACGTAATTCATTTGAACTGTTTCTGGCTCGGCATGGAGGCTATAAATCTTTTTTTTGGCGCCCGCCGGGTATTAACAGAAAAATCAGAGTGGTGTGTCGAACGTGGTCAGCGACAGAACATATCACCTATACCGATTTTTCATGTCAGTTTGACGAAGTGGTGATCTGATGCAGGACATACGACAGGAAACACTGAATGAATGTATCCGTGCGGAGCAGTCGGCCAGCGTGGTGCTCTGGGAAATTGATCTGACAGAGGTCGGTGGGGAGCGTTACTTTTTCTGCAATGAGCAGAACGAAAAAGGTGAACCGGTTACCTGGCAGGGGCGAAAGTATCAGGCGTACCCCATTCAGGGAAGCGGCTTTGAGATGAACGGTAAGGGCAGCAGCGCACGTCCCACACTTAAGGTATCAAACCTGCACGGCATGGTCACCGGGATGGCGGAAGATCTGCAGAGTCTGGTCGGCGGAACGGTGGTCCGGCGTAAGGTTTACGCCCGTTTTCTGGATGCGGTGAACTTCGTCAACGGAAACAGCGAAGCCGATCCGGAGCAGGAGGTGATCAGCCGCTGGCGCATCGAGCAGTGCAGCGAACTGAACGCGGTTAGCGCGGCCTTTGTGCTGTCCACGCCGACGGAAACGGATGGTGCTGTTTTTCCGGGGCGCATCATGCTGGCCAACACCTGCACCTGGACCTATCGCGGTGATGAGTGCGGTTATAGCGGTCCGGCGGTCGCGGATGAATATGACCAGCCGACGTCCAATATCACGAAGGATAAATGCAGCAAATGCCTGAGTGGCTGTAAGTTCCGCAATAACGTCGGCAACTTTGGCGGCTTCCTTTCCATTAACAAACTTTCGCAGTAAATCCCATGACAGAGACAGAATCAGCGATTCTGGCGCACGCCCGGCGATGTGCGCCAGCGGAGTCGTGCGGCTTCGTGGTGAGAACGCCGGAGGGGGAAAGATATTTTCCCTGCGTGAATATTTCCGGTGAGCCGGAGGAGTATTTCCGGATGGCTCCGGAGGACTGGCTGCAGGCAGAGATGCAGGGTGAGATTGTGGCGCTGGTCCACAGCCACCCCGGTGGTCTGCCCTGGCTGAGTGAGGCCGACCGGCGGCTGCAGGTGCAGAGTGATTTGCCGTGGTGGCTGGTCTGCCGCGGGGCGATTCATAAGTTCCGCTGTGTGCCGCATCTCACCGGGCGGCGCTTTGAGCACGGGGTGACGGACTGTTACACGCTGTTCCGGGACGCTTACCATCTGGCGGGAATTGAGATGCCGGATTTTCATCGCGGGGATGACTGGTGGCGTAACGGCCAGAATCTCTATCTTGACAATATGGAGGCGACTGGTTTTTACCGTGCCGCACTGACAGAGGCGCAGCCGGGCGATGTGCTGCTGTGCTGCTTTGGTTCATCGGTGCCGAATCATGCCGCCATTTACTGCGGCGACGGCGAGCTGCTGCACCATATTCCTGAACAACTGAGCAAACGAGAGAGGTATACCGACAAATGGCAGCGACGCACACACTCCCTCTGGCGTCACCGGGCATGGCACGCATCTGCCTTTACGGGGATTTGCAACGATTTGGCCACCGCATCGACCTTCGTGTGAAAACGGGAGCCGAAGCTATCCGGGCGCTGGCCACGCAGCTCCCGGCGTTTCGTCAGAAACTGAATGAGGGCTGGTATCAGGTGCGCATTGCCGGGCGTGATGCAGGCGAAAACGAATTATCTGCCCGTCTTAATGAGCCGCTGGCAAATGGTGCCGTGATCCACATCGTACCGCGTCTGGCGGGTGCCAAAAGTGGCGGTGTTTTTCAGGCAGTGCTGGGGGCTGCGCTGATTGCGGTGGCATGGTGGAACCCTGTGGGCTGGCTGGGTGTCGCGGCTGTATCGGGTATGTATGCGGTAGGGGCCAGTATGATCCTGGGCGGTGTGGCGCAGATGCTGGCACCGAAAGCCAGAACTCCCCGCACACAGACAACGGATAACGGCAAACAGAACACGTATTTCTCCTCACTGGATAACATGGTTGCCCAGGGGAATGTTCTGCCCGTTCTGTACGGTGAAATGCGCGTGGGGTCACGCGTGGTATCTCAGGAGATCAGCACGGCAGACGAAGGGGATGGTGGTCAGGTTGTGGTGATTGGTCGATGATGCAAAATATTTTATGTGAAACCGCCTCCGGGCGGTTTTGTCGTTTATGGAGCATGACGAATGGGTAAAGGCAGCAGTAAGGGGCATACCCCGCGCGAAGCGAAGGACAACCTGAAATCCACGCAGTTGCTGAGTGTGATCGATGCCATCAGCGAAGGGCCGATTGAAGGTCCGGGGGATGGATTAAAAAGCGTGTTGCTGAACAGTACACCGGTGCTGGACAGTGAGGGGAATACCAACATCTCCGGTGTCACGGTGGTGTTCCGGGCAGGTGAGCAGGAGCAGACACCGCCGGAGGGATTTGAATCATCAGGTTCCGAGACGGTACTGGGTACGGAAGTGAAATACGACACGCCGATCACCCGGACCATCACGTCGGCAAACATCGACCGTCTGCGTTTTACCTTCGGTGTGCAGGCACTGGTGGAAACCACCTCAAAGGGGGACAGGAATCCATCGGAAGTCCGCCTGCTGGTTCAGATACAGCGTAACGGTGGCTGGGTGACGGAAAAAGACATCACCATTAAAGGCAAAACCACCTCGCAGTATCTGGCCTCGGTGGTGGTGGGTAACCTGCCGCCGCGCCCGTTTAATATCCGGATGCGCAGGATGACGCCGGACAGCACCACAGACCAGCTGCAGAACAAAACGCTCTGGTCGTCATACACCGAAATCATCGATGTGAAACAGTGCTACCCGAACACGGCACTGGTCGGCGTGCAGGTGGATTCGGAGCAGTTCGGCAGCCAGCAGGTGAGCCGTAATTATCATCTGCGCGGGCGCATTCTGCAGGTGCCGTCGAACTATAACCCGCAGACGCGACAATACAGCGGTATCTGGGACGGAACGTTTAAACCGGCATACAGCAACAACATGGCCTGGTGTCTGTGGGATATGCTGACCCATCCGCGCTACGGCATGGGGAAACGTCTTGGTGCAGCGGATGTGGATAAATGGGCGCTGTATGTCATCGGCCAGAATTGCGACCAGTCGGTGCCGGATGGCTTTGGTGGCACGGAGCCGCGCATCACCTGTAACGCTTACCTGACCACGCAGCGTAAGGCGTGGGATGTTCTCAGCGATTTCTGCTCGGCGATGCGCTGTATGCCGGTATGGAACGGGCAGACGCTGACGTTCGTGCAGGACCGACCGTCGGATAAGGTGTGGACCTATAACCGCAGTAATGTGGTGATGCCGGATGATGGC